CCCGAAGCTCAGAATCCATCAAGCGTGTAGCAACGAATTGCAACGCAGGAGGAATAACAAGCTTACGAGGTTTAGCAGCAATCAACAGACCACGCTCATCAGTCCAACCTGCTATTGAAATAATCGCTGCTTCCAAGGAAGTCTCGTTTAAATCAACGCCAGTAGCTGGAGTGTTTGCGTTAGTTCCACCCGAAACTAATGGATGTGCGGTCGAGAATAAAACCTGACCGTCTCCATAAGTAGGCCCACCAGCAAAACCACTGTTGAGTATGGTCGCACCTTTAACTTGCTTGGTGTAAGCCATTGCTCTAGCTAGTGCTTTCGTATAACGCGCTGAAAGCGAATCGTACAGGTTATCCTCAATAGCTTCTTCAGTTATTGAAAATCCCATAGCAATCGTTTCATTTACGTAACGAGCTGTGTAGGTTTCTTGGGCATTGTCATACTGAATAGCTGAACCTTCATTCTTAACAGGTGCAGCGCCAAAGCCTGACAATTTTACTTCTTCTTCAAAGGAACGGTCAGAAGTCTCTGTCTCAAAGATTTCTTTAGTTTCCTCACCGTATCGTGCGTACTCAAGGCCAAACAGGGCGTTTAGACCCGGTAATAGTTCCTTGAGGAGTTGCGCTCTTGAAATAGCCATCTGTCAATCTCCTTAAGCTGTACCGGTGCTGTTGGTGTATGAGTGCGATCCGGGGTTAAATTTAACCACCACATCAGTGAACGCATCACCTACTTCACTGCCTGGAGCATCGATAAAATCAATAACTCTAAAAGCAATGCCTGTAGTGGCTGCGGTAGTTGCGTCTAATGCTACATTAGAATTACCTGTAGCTGTACTTCCAGTGGCAGTAGATTGAACTGCCGCTAACGGTGCATTCATACCCAGTGTAGCTTGGGCCATTGCTCCATCAGCTTGTACTTGGAAGGCAACGTCTGGGTCATCAACGATGAATGCTAACGCATCAGCAGCTACAGTACCTGTAGGCCACATTTGACGGTTAACAAAACCTAGTGTTGCATCTGTATATGAACAGCCCATGAACACGCCAATTGTACCGACGGGAAATGGGTCTGCGTTTGAACCTATATCCGTACACAGTTCAATAGTACCAGCAGCATTAATTATGACAATTGAGCCATAAAAAATATTAGTACCATAACCGGACGCAATAGGAAGTTTGCGAGTGGCCCCTGCATAAGGGAGTCCGCTCACCTCGTTTATAGGCCGTAGCCCATAAGGGGTAGCTGTAGTAGCCATCTATATCTCCTAATTATCCTTTACCGAAAGTAACCTTAGAAGTCCGTTCATTGAACATAGGCATTCTAGGGTCAGACTCTCGCATTAAATTATTGTCTACAGAACGTATTTGCGCTTCATTAGTTTCTTTATAGTAAGCACTGCGTTCCTCAACAAGTTCTTTTGGAGCTTTGCAAAGCATTAAACCGCCCATAACAACATTGTCTTTAAAGCGATCATTCTCAATACTCACCAAATGAATCTCAGGGTGGTCTGAGGCTTTACACGGCTCCCAACCTTCTCGTAACTTAGAAGAAACGTTGGTTGGATCAGCTTGACCGTTTGTAGCAACACGAACCCAATGAAAAGTGTAACCATCTTGCGGGGTAGGATCAGGTAAAAGCTCTGGCCTTTTCCACGCAGGTTTACGGGCTTTCTTTTCTTTGGTATCTAGTTCTCTGTCTAATCTGTTCTCAGCCATTTGTATTTCCTCTTAAATCTGCAACCTGTTGGGCGTAGTCTTCCAGCGGTACTCCAAGACGTTTCGCTAAAGCAACTTGTGTCTGCGATAATGTAACCTTGTTAGGTTTTGTGCTCCGCGTAGCGGGTGCAACCACATTGCTCGATTTTCTCTTGGGCGTTTCCGGTTCGTCTTCAATTCCCTCATCAAACTCGCTAGGGAACAATTCGCGCATCCGAGAATTAATCTTCTCGTAGTATTGATCTGACTGAGGGCTTGTACCCTCTTTTGTTAATTTAGTATGTAGTCCTAACGCAAGAGCTGTCATCTCATCATTACTACCAAACCACGGGTTTTCATCGCGCCATGCTTCGGCCCTTTCATCCTTGACAGGTGCTTGCATCTGTTCCTGTTGTGATTGAACAGCATTTTGTTGCGGTTGTAAAGTTGCTTCTTCTGTAGTAACAACACGGGGTTTCAATGCTTTAATTTTTTCTGCACGTATTTGTGCAGTATTGAGTTCCGTCTGAGCTGCTACTATTGCATCAGGTTCACCACTTTCATACGCTTCTTTATACTTCTTACTGGCTATAGCCACCTCACCTTCGGTCTGCTTTCTAGCCGATTCAATCAACGTATTGTGACTTTGGTCTACATTTCCCTTCAGCTTTTTGTTTTCTGCTACTAGCTGCTGGGCATAAGCAATGGCTTCTTCTTTCTGGCGTAACGCTGTTTCTTTAACCCTACGCTCATCATGGTAGCCTTTGCTAAAGTGCTGTATACGCTTCTTAACCTTTTCTGAGTAGTTTTCTAACTCATCATCCGTTACTTCTTCTGGCGGTCTAGAAGGTTTACGCCCCCTATCCGCTTCAGGAGTATCATCAACCACCTCTACTTCTAGGTTTTCATTCTCTACTACTTTTACTTCTGTAGGTTCTTTCTTAGGTTTCTGCATGACTTCACGTCCTACAGCACCCTCTACTTCTATATCGGAAGTTTCCTCTGGGGTACTAACTTCGATTTCAGCCGCAGCATCTAGCTTGTCAGGATCAGGAAACTCGTATTCTACTTTCTGGATAGGCATAAGTTACTCCTTAGTTTGCGCGAGATATTACACTCGGATCATCAACGACAGCTTCAATAGAATCATCATTCATCAGACGATACTCTTGTTTGCCAACTTTAAAACGCGTGCCGGTATTAGCCCGAAACATTACATAGTCACCTTGTTTACACCAAGGGCCAGTAGGGAATCGTTCTTTATCTGCATACGCTTGCTCTCCCATGTCCAGCACCAGTCCTATCGTAGACAGGATGTACTCTTCATGGAGTGTCTTTGCAGCTTTAGCTATTCCACCCGCAAAAGTTTCTTCTACGTTAGGTAGCGCAATAAGTACTCTGTATCCCACAGGCTTGGGGATAAGGGCATCTAAGTCTTTCTGTGCTGCATCTTCTTCTTCTATCTTTTCCTGGCGTTTCATCTCTAACGCTGTCATTTCAGTCATGTTGGTTTTCCATATGGATACGCGAGAGGTCATTTATTTCTCGTAATGCGGTGTCCAGACCCCGAAGCACACCACACACTTCTTTATAAGCGGCGTAGTCTTTAGCTGCACCGGATTGTATAAAGTCTTCGCTAGACCGTTTCTGGTCTGTAATCTTTTCTACTAATACTTCAAAGACAGTCTTTGCCATTATCTATCCTCTCGGTCATCGCGGTAGGCTTCAGACGCATCACGATGCGCTTCTGCTCTAGTTCGTTTTTCTTCGCCTTTAGCTTTAGCCATATCAATAATGATCTTGGCTTCTTCTACGTCATTCTTCGCTTCAGTAGCTTGGTTCTGCGCGGCTATGCGATTAGCCTCAAGCACTGCGGTTGTCTGCGCTTTCTGTTTATCCAGCTCAATCCGTTCCTGGTCAAGCGCCACATCCGCCGCATCTTTAGCGGCCTTACGCTGCGCGTCTTGCTCCTTGATTGCCAACTCCTTTTGTTGCATCTGGATGATGGGGTCTTGTGCCAGTTGTTGCGCTTGCTGTTGTGCTGCCTGCGCCTGCTTCTGAGCAGAAAGCCGTTGTCCTGCTTTAGCCAGTAGACCAGCTAATCTGTACTCAAGTTCTTCTGGTAGTTCTTCGTTAGGCGGTGGTAACTCCTGACCCAGTTGAGCTTCCATCTGTTGTCTGTACAAGAAGGCTACGTGTTCTGCTATGTGTGCTCTAATAGCAGCAACAATTTGTTGGCCATTAGGCATTTGTCCCAACGTTGCTGCTATCTGTGGGTCAGCCAAGAAAGTTTCGTGTACCGCAATGTGTGCTTGGTGGTCTTGAAATATGAATGCTTTCAAAGGTTTACCGTTAAGTGCGTCCATGTTCTCACTTACTGGGTCTTCTGGTTTCATATCATCAGTATTAGGTACAAGCTTGTCTGCGTTCTTAATCCCTAAGACCTCAATCATCTGCCGGTGCAGTTGGGGTAGGTCGTAGATTTGTGGGTTAGCCTGTGCCATCTGGAGTACGGTTTGGTATTGCACAACTCGTTGTGCCATCGTACTACTGTTGGGGTCGCTGACAGGAATTACTTCCACCGTGGCATAGTCGGCTTGGCGGGCGCGAGGTGTACCACGGTCAGGCTCATAACCGTACTCTAGCGGTGCGTACTCAGCCATAATCGCTCTGAGCAGTTTAAACTCCTGCTTCATTGCGTAGTGGACACGGGATTGAACCGCAGCCATTGGCTTGAGAGTGCGCTCCAACAGAGCGAGAGTTGTTCCGACAGGCGCATTTGCGCTCATATCAGAGATATTCATGTCCGAAATAGCCCCTAATCTGCGGCCTTCTTCTGTTATCTTGTCTAATAAGGCCAATAACGTCTGGCTTGGCTCTTTATAGGGTAATGGCAGGATATTCTCGCGGATTGACCCGCTGGGTACGTCCACATCACGGAATTCACCCGGCCCGATGGGGGTATCGCCCGTAGTTACCCGCATACCACGGGATTTCAGGCCACCCGGTAGGTTAGATAGCGTACCTGCGTCCACTAACTGGCGGATAAGTGACGTTCCCGCCCGCGCATAGCCACCAATAATGTGAATTAGACCCAATCCATAGAAGCCAAACCCTGGAACGTACACATAATGGACGAAATGCTGGCGTTTTAGCATCAATGGGTCGTCAGGATTCCAGTTTCTGCGTACCGCAAGGACTGTTCCCGTACCTTTTTCTATACTAATCACGTAAGGCTTGGCAATTTGCAGGGAATCGTCGTTTTTATCTGCCCCATCTACCTCATCAATGACAATATCTGCGTGTATTTCGTACACCGCGTAGCGGTCATCAGTAGTTAGGGAGATTCCAGCCTGTTCAGCCTTGGCTTCTTCAATATCTGTGGTGAAAGACACCGGGTCACCGAGGTCTACTTCCCGATAAAACCCTGCATCTTGCAGTTTTACCATCTCATTCTTAGTCTTACGCATCACATGAGTGACACGCTCTGCTGATTCCAGGTTAGACGCACCGTAAGGCACAATCATATCTTCCGCTGGAATGTAAATAGCTATCTGCCGCCCTAAGTTAGGGTCAAAATAAACTTTCTTAAAAGCCGATCCAGCCAATCCCAGGCTGTACAGCATACGTTCATGCTCTGGCCTGTACTCCACCATCACATCAGTCAGCTCGTAGTTCATATCGGTTTTAACGCGGGCTGCTGCATCTTCTTTTTCTCGCGTCATCTCACCCAGTATCTGAGTTTTCACAGGGCCAGCCGCTGGAAATGTCTCACTCATGGCCTCTGCTTGGAATCTTATCGCTGCTTCTGCCAGTACGGTGCTATACACACCACAGGCATTTTCCCAAGGCTCAGTCCTGTCTTCATAACTAAACCCTAAAACCTCTAAACCTTTTACATAAGTCTCAGCCCAGTCACGGCGTGACCCTATGTCCCCGTCTACCGCGCCTATCAAATCACCCGACAACTCATTTAGTTGACCGTCATCTAGGTATTCTGCAAGGTTTGCTTCAAACGGTGCATTGGCAATGTCCGAGTCTTCCATGTCTGGAACCAGTGTTATCTCTACGCCGCCGTCTTCCAGAGCCGTTATCTCTGGCTCAATCTCAATTTCTAACTGCTCCACCACTTCGACAGTTTCACCCAGTGGGGCTGCAAATAAACTTTTCTCAATAGCCATTAGTAGTACCCGCCTCTACGCTGCTTAAAGTATTGAATCTCATCTTCTTCATCTGATGGGAGCCGTATGAACCCACCCTTCCTATACCGCATCAGTGCCAGTGACACAGAGTCCACATAGTCATCATGCTCCCCAGACGGGAAGCTTGCCACCTCATCAATCACCTCTTCCGCCCACGGGCGGTTGGGTGTCCATACCATACCAGAAGCAAATAGATCAGACACGGAATTAAGCCGTGTTATCTTGTCGTTACCCCGCGTTGGAGTAAACTCCTGCACCGGTATACCCATCGCTCTCATCTCATAGATTAGCGGCGCACCCGACGCTTTCTTCTCCACAATGATTGAGTCTGGTTCCCAACTCTCGTATTGCTCAATTGCTACCTTCTTCAGCTTCGGAAACTCCATCCGTTCCCTAAACGCATTTAGCAGGATAATGTTAGCTTGTGATACACCTGCATCATCATCTTGGTAGAACACACCCCAGGTTGTCAGCGCCGAATAGTCAGCGCGGTTTGTCTTCTCGAACGCTGTATCCCACGCCATCAGGATGTATTCACAGGCTGGAGGTTCTTCCTCTTCCCACATCATCCACCACTCACGTTTCACAATAGCCGACGTTTCAGATGTCGGTTGCTGCTGGTACTGCGCCATCCACTTGGAGTTTGGCAGTTCCTGCTTGAGCACATGCAGCTCGTCCCGTGACCAGAACTCAGGCCACAGCGGTGTGCCACTAGGCATAAGTGCAGGAAATTCAATGACTTCCCACTCATCCCCACCACGCTCCGCTGCCGCTTTCAACACTTTAGCGGTCAGGTCACGCTTCGACCAACGGGTCATTACCACCACGATAGCCCCACCAGGCTGGAGTCTTTGCCGTGGCCCTGATGTGTACCACTCGTAAGTCTTGTCGTAG